TTAATATCTATTTTCACCGGTTGCTTCCTGTCATTCATATTCTTCTCTATTACGTCCCAGAACTTTTTTTCGGCTTGATCTTCCTTATGAGAGCTTCCATATGACTTTCTATATTCTATTATCGCAGTGAGAATTGCATTATCTTCTAATGTTTTTGGGGATTTATAATTTCCAAGCAGTGTAGATGCAACAAATCTAGTTGGGCCGAATTTCTGACCAAAACTAGTAGTAGTTTCAGCTGCATTTTCTAGACCTTCTTTAACACCTTTTGCCGCACTTTTAATTGTATGCCCCCATCCTTCCCGGCCTTCTTCTGTTAATACTGATTGTCTGATATCGCGTGTTGTTTCAATTACAGTCGTTGTTTCTAATATTTCAGGCGCCTTTTGTATGAGTCCTTGTGCTATCAAAGGTGCTGCCATGTTTCTCAATGTTCAGAAGCAAATATATTAATGAAAATTAGTTAATTTCTATTTCATTAAAATTGGAGCATATATAAGAGAATAAACAAATCTTCTATTTATCATTTAAACATAACGAAAGGCCGATTTATGATATTATCATAGAACACTATATAGGGCCCTCTAGGTATAAAATTGAATCAAATTAACCGATATTAATCGATATTCGTATGCCGCAGTTGTCTGTTGAAACGTATAAGTATTTATTCATCCCAAAAAACGATCAAAAATGCGATATCTCTACTGAGGTCATGGAGGCTCGATATCCGAGCATTGAATCCTTAGGTGGGCGTTTCATTGCAAGAAATTCGTTGGAGAACAAGTATTACGTATTCGCTGATATGAATGCGTTTGAATCATATATGCAAGGAGTGGATGAAAATCGCCGATGTTTCCACGAAGTTATTATTGGAAAACGTCCTCAAAGAATTAAGTTCGATATTGACGCCACTGCTTCATTACTCGGCGAATGCTATAAACAGGCTGCAAATAATGATCCTGATGGCTTTTTAGAAAAAAGCCAGCAAAAAACGTTTAATGATAGCTTTTTAGAAAAAAGCCAGCAAAAAACGTTTAATGATAACTTTTTAGAAAAAACACCATCTGGTGATGAAATGATTAAAGTTGTGCTGGAAGAAATTGATGCAGCTATATGTGATAGTTTTTATGTAGCGTATCAAAAATCAATTACCCCTGAAGACATTCTTACAACGACTTCAACAGCATTTGATGCCAAAAGTGGTGAAATAAAATATAGTTATCACAAAATAATTAAGGGATACTATGCCGAATCTAACACAGAGGTCGCCAATTATATTTCAGAATATTTTGCCAAATTTCTTAGACCTGATTTTCATGAATTGATTGATTTTTATGTGTATAAAACTATACAAAATTTCCGTATTGTTTATAATCACAAAGAGAATTCAACAAGAGTGAAATTGCCCATGTTGACAGAACCGATGTCCGATTCCTTCCCGACAACAAAATTTATCCCATATTTGGTGCAAAACATAACAGAATGCGAATTGTTACCAAGAAAGAGTCGGAAACAATCCGCGGAGAATGATTGGTTCGCTTCAAATTGCGGAGATTATGGCCGTTTAACCAATGAAGATATTCAAAAGACACTAAAGTTGGCCACGAATCATGGTTTACTCATATCTTCTGACTTTCAGCATGCATCTGGTGGTGTTGGCAATGGTACGGATGCAGACCACATACTAAATAAAATTAATGGAGGGCTGCTTACATTTCATCGGCTAAGACCGTCTGTATGTGATATATGCAGGCGAAAACACGATAATGAGAACAGTTTAATGATATCCGTGATTACATCGAGTTTTGGTGATGCCTTTTTAGAAAAAAGGCAAGAAAAAGGTGATGCCGATGGCGGGGAAGAAGATGGCGGTGGTGATGCGGATAGTGCTCCAGCAACGCAATACATGATTTCGCGTGTATATATGCTATGCCGGCGGAATAAGGCCGCGAAAATATTTCTTGGATCATTCGAACCGGAACTAGGCTGCGAAATGAAGGAAGTTATGTCATCAAGTGCGAATAATGAATTGTATTCTGTGGTTGGTACGGCCACCACATCCTCGCCGAAGATAACAAAGAAATTCGTGCAGGAAAAAGTATTAGATGCTATTGTGTTTACACACAATGCTATACAGACAGAATCATTGCATCATCGCAACGGAGGGGCGACTTTACCTCAAGATCAATCTAAATTCTCTTCTCTCCCACTTGCGCAACGAAATATTTATTCCGATAAAGGATTACGTGATTTTGAGTATGTTGATACTTTGTGCGTTCGAGCCGGAATGAAAATGGGGAAAACAAAGAAATTAGTTGAATATGTAGAGAAATACTATGCAGACACTGATTATTACACTAATAATATTATATTAGTTAGTTTCCGCCAAACATTCTCTAAAGAGGTGCAAAATAAGTTCAAAGGATTTGTTTTGTATAATGAAATCACGGGAGAAATTAATAATAGCCGTGTAATTATACAGGTAGAAAGTTTACATAGAATCGGAATTGGAGCGGGTAAACATAAACCCGATTTGTTAATTCTGGATGAGTGCGAATCTATATTTGATCAATTTGATTCCGGGTTGCATAAAAAATTTGCGGAATCATGGGCCGTATTTAAATGGTTAATGGCAAACTCATCCCATTTGATATGCATGGACGCAAACTTATCCAACCGCACATATGAGATTATAACGCGTATGCGTACACGCAGTGATATATGGTATCATTTCAACACATACAAAAATGCCCTCTCTGATACATATCACTTGACTGTGAGCAAAAACGAATGGTATTTGGATTTGTATAACAGTTTGGCAAATGGTAAGAAAATAGCCGTAGCAATGTCTAGTTTAACTGAAGCAAAAGTGCTTTACGAAGGTGTGACTGCGAAATTTCCTTCGTTGCGAATCGGCTTTTATAGCTCAAAAACTCCAATGAGTGAAAAGCGTTTACATTTCTCGAATGTAGATGAATATTGGGGCTGTTATGATGTGCTAATATACACTCCCACAGTATCGGCTGGAATATCTTTCGAAAAGGCTCATTATGACAAAATGTATGCATATTTCACAGATAATTCATGTCATGCAGAAATATGTATACAAATGTTGGGACGAATAAGAAACGTAAAGTCCGGCTCTTACATAGTATATATTGACAGTACACGTAGAAATCTACCCACTAGCATGCAATCTATACGTGAATCATTAATGGACTCTAGATCTAATTTATTTAAGAATATAGGTGATGCACCATTGACATTTGAATATGATGCGAAGGGAAGAGTTAAATTCTATGAAAACGATTACTTTTATGTATGGTTAGAGAATACACGAATTAAGAATCTTTCGCGAAATAATTTTATTCAGCGATTTATTCAACTAATATCGCCTGTAGGTCCAACTATTACGAAATTAAAAATAATCGCCGATGTAAATGATTTGCAAGGTATTGAAATGGAAAACACGGGGATTAAGACCCAACTAAAGGATAAAGAGGCAGCAATGATTGCGAACGCGCCCGAATTAACTGACGTTGAAATTATTGCTGTAGTAAATAAATTCACGGATAGAGATGCGGGAGATGATAATAACGGCGCTGCTAGTGATTTAACCGATGCAGAGAGGTATGGATATGAAAAATTCCGTTTGCGAAGAGATTATCAATGGGGTGGGAAAATCGACGTTGAATTCGTGAAAAATTATAACAATTCGCGCAATAGACGTGTATTTAAGAATCTTGTACGCATTAGTGGCAGTCAGCTAGCTGTTCAGTCATCACCGAATGGAAAACCATTGCCAGATGCAAAACCTCTTACAATAACGGAAGCATTGGCCCAAATACAAGCAGATGAGAAAATAAACTATGAAATTGCCCTTGATAGTGAGGAGAAATATCTTCAAGATGTTAAACGAAAATATGTGTTTGATCAACATTGGATTGCAGTAGAAATGCTGAGAATATGTGGTGTGTCTTCATTGCGTGATACATCATGGATTAGCCAATATGATTTGAAAATTGCATTCAAAGAGCATGAGAAAAAGATATATAATGAATTGATCAAACATTATGAATTGTTTGGAATGAAGAAACCACATCCATCTACATTTACATATTCCGACGGCAAGAATACGCGTGATTATGTAAACGGGATATTAGGACACATAAATAAGATTCTATTATCTATGTATGGAATAAAAATAGCATCGAACAGAAGTGACCCGGATTTATACAAATTGTGTCTAAATAAACAGTTTGAATTGATGAATATTACTGGCGACGGCATTAATACAGCGGACAAGAAAATTCCATGTGTATATTCCAAATGGCGCCCTCCATCGGGTACATCGGACAATATCGAAATCCAACTGAAGACCCCATATGGGTTTCTTGATGAGGGTAGTATAGTAGATTTGCCCATGCATCTAAAGGACAAGCTTGGATTTGCATAATAATCTATTATATACATTTTTTATGTGATATATCAGAGCGCTACGTGACCTTATTCAGGTAGTAGTATCAGCCGCGAAGTGACGGATTTGGGCGTGGCGACCGCAGGGAGCAAGAGCGCCCAAATCCTAGCGAGCGCTTGTGCGAAGCACAAAAAATTGAATCCGCCAATTTGATATATTACCTCCGCGAAGAGAAGAGCATCCACTGAATTTATTCGACTGAAATGACATCAAACATCCCTGAAAAAGATCTTGAGCCTCCTTTTGACCTATACGTTCATGCTGCAAAGAAGGATTATGATAGCGAAATCAATTCTAGTGAAATTGTCAACGCCGCCACGAACAATTATATTACATGCACATCGTATGAAAATGTAAGAGTCAGTAAGAAAAGTCAAAAAGCGTCTAATTTGACCAGTTACATAAAAATTAATGGCGAAACAAAACAATTTCTCGCAAAACTTATTGGCGGAGTGCTTTCGAGCGCGAAAAATTTGTACGACATCGGCACATCATTCATCTGCCAGATAGAAGAAGTACGTTTGTCAGAAATGGAAGATAAATATATTCGTGATACCAACCGATCCGAAAAAGAATATCACGAAGAGAGGAGTTATCGTCTTAATCTGGCCAGAATACATGCCTTTGCTCAAATATGCAATGAGCAACTATCTGATACAATTTGTTCATTTGTGTTGAAAGTTATCAGGAATATTAATATTCCGCGATCAAGCACTCTCGCCGGAGCAAGGATGAATTTGGATGATGCAGACAAAAGTGAAGATAAGGAAGCAAAACTTACCCAGAAACTTAAATCTGCGATGGAGAATGCTGTTTATAGCCGCAGTGAGATTTACCGCAGTGTGGTTATTAATACTGTGATTTATTTCATGAAATGTTTGGCGTTCATTGTTAACAAATTCATCTGGCATAATCACAAGACGCAAAATCCGGGAATGCCCACTCTTGTTGGATTGTTCGCAACACACGGACTTGATACCTCGTTTATTAAGGAATACGTTAAACCGGCAGATGCTCCTAAACCAGCGAAGAAAACATCCGCGAAACCGAAATCGGGTGCAAATACTGTAACTCCTGCAGTTGTAGATGCAGCTGATGCAGTGCCTGCTGCTGTTGATGCGACGACTCCCACGCCCGCAGTTGCGGCGGTGACTTCCCCCGCAACATAAGAGAAAAATTCTGCAATAGATTTGCCTATAAGATATAATTTTTTGCGCTTAGTATATATATTGTGCGAATTGCGGGCAATAAATTGTACTGCAGGCGAATTATTAGCAAAATGCCCGTGCCGACAATGAAAGCAGTTGAATTTGCAAAAACTAAATTTGGAATAGCCATAATAATCATTGCCGTTTGTATGATTATATGGTTCGTATCTTCATGGAATGTACACGGCGAAGAATATGAAAATTTTATGTATGGATATTGGGTAGCTGATGATAATTTTTGTGAAGAATCAGAAATTGACTCTATGTTATTATTTATCGGCAGGCCAAGCAAAAAATCTTCCGCAATTACACGCCCCGCACATATGATAATAACAGACGATATAATGAACCAAAAATTAACGATTTCACATCCGAAGATAAAATCCGGATTGTCAAGAAAATTAAAATCATTCAGTGTTGATTGCGAAATAGAGTTCGAAGAGGAATGCCAAATACCCAATAAAGTTACTATGGATTTTGATATATGTAAGGGAAGTCTTCGGATGCATAAAGACGGGAATTTGTACGCGGTGATGCATAAAGATCATGAGATAACAGAAAAGTTTTCCAATTAAAGAAATAAAAACCAAGTTTTGTTACAGTAAAGCACACTATTAGTGTGTACAGAGATTAATGGGCCACTGTTGAATATATACTACTGTATGCAATTTAGAGAGCGGTGTCTCTCGAATTCGCTGCAGATAATGAATATTATTCCTAAACTGTGACGCGAATTCTACATCATTTGCCTGTTTCGGCATGCTAATGTTGTGGGAGGCCGGTATTAATTATCTGCGGGTAATTATATTGGTTCTTTCTGATTGAATCTACACTAAACGGCTCTTAGGTCCACCTTTTAGCTTAGAATAGATCTTCATATTATGATTTGGCGGAAGATAAATTCCTTTTTATCTTGTGTCAATTGCGCAGCTTTATATCGATTAATGGAGAATCTTTTACATTTTTTTCGCGTAGCGCTCCCTTCGGTCGCTACGCGGCGCTCGCTAGGGTTTGCTGCGCAAACGCCGTCGCTTCGCGGCTGATATTGCAAACAAAAAATGTATAAACGAATAATCATTGTTCCTGCTTTTGATACAACGATACATTTCCGCAAATAAGAGGAAAGCTGCAAGCGCTATCTAAAGATGTTCCGAAAAGTTGTCTTAAGCAAAATTGAGACGATTGCAATCGCGGATTGTTTTCATTTTCCGGATCATATTCAAATACAGGTTTGCTTAGCACAACGTCATATTTTGCTTTACTAGATGACATTTCCGTCGCGCATAACGTTAAATTTTTATTCCAATCACTGTGCTTTGAACATGCTTCAATTCCTTGCAAAATGAGTTGTATTTCAGTATTTTCTTTGTCGAGAGATTTATTTTCTCTCTCGCCGATAAATGAATACCCTATTTCGTTATGTAAACCGTTTTTCTTAAAGAATTTTACACTTCTTTGGCCGGAGATGGACATTATGATATAAATTAAAGATGGCAATTTCAATATTTTCGCCACGTGGAAAACAAAAAATAATTAATAGGCGAATTAATTAATTATATTTTATAAATATGTCGCTATTAATATAGGATTATTTTTTGTATATAATTATTGTTCTCCCGGATATTTGCAGAACTCAGCCCGCGGAGCGACGGGTTTGCGCGTGGCGACCGTAGGGAGCAAGAGCGCGCAAACCCTAGCTGAGCGAGCGAAGCGACCGCAGGGAGCGTAGCGTACTACTTTTTTTTCGATTTTGTATTTCGTGCCCGCTTGGAATTCTTCTGTTTGTTTAAGAAGGGGTGATTTAACAAAACATCCGCCGTTGATCTATCTTTCGGCATGTATTGCATCATACAATAAAGGAACTTGGTTATTCCGTTTATTTCATTTTGCGGGTATTCGAATTCTTTGCGCAGGATTTCCATTATATTTATCCTCGAAATTCCAGGGTTATTTTTCAACTTTCCGTGCTTATTGAAAAACATCCTCCCCTTCTTCGTCAATTCATACGGAGCAGGGCCTAATAATCCTTCCATCATTATAAAATGTCTATAACCTTCATCCCATTCGGCCAATGAATCACCAGCAGATGAGTCATCTGATTCATATCCACCGTTGGCGCTCCCATCATATGATTCGCTTTCATCCATATCCATTTTATCAGCCGGATTCACATGCGGAGCATCCACATCCATGTTTGCCGCAGCAGAATCCACATGCGGAGCATCCGCATCCATGTTTGCAGCGGAATTTTCCAGATCCATCTTATCATCAGCATGATTCGCATGCGAATCTGAGCTACTAGACATATCATCATCACCGTCACCGCTTCCATCGGAAAAATCAAATAATAAGCTATTAGTTACCAATTCATAAAATACACATCCTGCAGACCAAATGTCAGTTTGTACAGTTAGCGGAATGTCCAATCTTTGTTCCGGCGAAAGGTATTCTGTTGTCCCATTGCCATCCTCTGATGGTTTATCAGATAAATACGATGTACCAAGATCAGATATCACAATTTCTATATTATTGATATGAGCTACTTCAGCCGACGGTTTACGCATTAATATGTTTGCTGTATTAATATCCGTATGAACTATATTGTTTTTATGTAAGAAAGATAATCCACGTAGAATTTGTCGCATAATATTCTTTGCTGCTGGAAGAGGCAATGCCACAACAAACTCATCATTATAATATTCCGGCGATTCGAGTAAATCAGCCAGAGATTCTCCATACATCGGCATGACAAAACATGGGTGGATTGATGTTCCCGTGCATAACGAGCCGTCATAATATAATTTCAAAAATGCGAACTCATCAATATGTTCGATTACATATTTGCTATTTGGATCATTTGATAACGATCCTACTAATCTCATAATAATAAGCTCATTGTCAAATACTTCTCTGTAATAAGAACTTGATCTAAACACCTTTATTGCGTATTTCGCTCCATCTTTCTCTGTTTGCCATACTGTGGAATAATGGCCTTTTCCTAACTTCTTTTCAGCTACATATCCATTTATTGATTCTCCTGGAATTATTGTGCAAAACTGCCCTGATTTGTGAGTAGACATTTTATACTTGATGGCAGTAATATTATAATGTGGGAGAAAAAAATCTGTAATTGTTTATTCTGCTATTTATTCCACTCACACATCCACCGCCATTTTATTTCTTTCGCTTGATTATTACCCCCTCAAGACCATCAGGAATATTGTATCTCATGAAAACGTGATGAAATATTATTCGGTTTGCCATAATGTTTTCATAAAACGAAGTGAATGTTTTGGCCTGTATATCACACTTTTTGGAAATAGTTTCAGAATCAATTTTCAATTCAAGTTGTTTAATTATAGCATATATAGATCCAATTATTTGTGTTTTTTCTATGGTGCGAATCCCTACGCCTTCATCCCTTACTGTTTTCATTATATCGGAGACAAATTTAGTAAATCTTCCAAACTGATCTTCGGGTAAACCAAGAACTCTTAATCGTTTTTCTATTCTTTCATTGCCTACAGCAGTATTTAATTGTAATAAATCCAAATTTCCTGTAGAATTAAGATCATGAGCTATTCTTTCTCCCTTGGTTACGGAAACATCTTTTTGTTGAGGACTTACAAATAAAATGGCTTCATCGGAATCAAGTGCAAACTTATTTTTCGCGCATTCTTGCATTAACAAA